AAGTTATACATTGTATTCATTAGCATTGTTTCGTGCTGATTGCGAGGTGGTATAATGTTCTGTATTACTACGCCTTTCTTACGATAAACATACTCAACTATTGTTTTCAGTTTTAGTTCCACTAATCCTCACTAAAGAAATTAGTAAGAAACTTTCCTAAACTACCTAAAACTAAAGCTACTATTGCAACCGCTTTTGCATCTTCATAAATAGCAAAACTTGTTATTGTTGTTGATGTTGCTAATAAAGCATCGCCTATTTTTCTCCATTTCTTTGGAGTTGGACTTGAGTATAATTGACCTAAATTTTTCATGTTATTATTTTATGTGTAAAACCTTATTTATTGAGTGTATATGTTAAACGTGTTACTTTTTGAGGCATATTTAACGTATTGATAAAACCTGCATTCTGTTTTTACCACTTCTATAACTAATATGAATCCAACTATAATCATATTCATTTATAATCTGGTCGTAGGTCAAATTCTTTTTAGCCCACTCGAACAACTTTTTATTATCTTCTTTGTTGCCAGTTGTTAAGTCAATAGCCTCACCAAATAAATGTTGGCTTGTACTTGCTCCGCCTACTGCCTTATTCACTTCTTTAGAGCGAAAAAAAGAGTTTACTTTTAACGGTTTACCATACCATTTACGCATTGGCTCAAAGCATAATAAGGCTACTAATTTCATAGCCTCAAGTTCTTTATCACTTGGGATATTAGGTAGTTTCTTACTCGTTGCCGTTGCCTCAGTATAACTAATGTGTTCGCTTATCTTTTCCATGCTTTTTATTTTTCTGATATTCCGTTCGCCATTTCCAACAAGTATAACCTATTGCTAATAGCAAACTCGTTATCTTTAAAGTATTTTCTACGTTCAAAAATGTTACTGTTATAGCCCCTAAATGTGCTAATAATACTTGGAATATATCGTGATGGTCGTGTATGAATTTAGGCATATCTATTGAATCCAAGCCCCCAACTGCCATTGAGCTGCTTGTTGTTTGGTTACTACTATTGGCATTTTATAAACACTTCCACTAAATGTTGTTGTATCAAATCCATCGTCATAGCTTGCTCCTAAATCAGTTCCATTTATTGCTGCTGGATAAATATTAGGGAAAGCACTAAAACTCGTTGTAACTGCATCACAATTATTTAACCATCCAGCACCCTGAGCAGTCGCTATACTATTGTAAGTTGTTGCTCCAGCTTTTAAAAAGTTAGTACTTGGTTTAAATCTTGTCCACTCAGCCACACAACCATTGGCTGCTGCATAAGTATCATACTCAACTCCTAATCCAGCATTAATATAAATGATGTTATTTTTAGCTATTACATTTGAACTGTTTTGCGTTCCTGCTGCTGCTCCGTTTTCATCTGCCTTTATTCCTACTACATGAGTAGGGCTTCCAGCATCATAAACAACTGTATTGTTAAATACGTTTGCGCCCGAAATACCTCTTAACCAAATACCGTTTTGACAATTATAAACTTGGTTTGACCAAACTCCACCACTTGTATACCCTGCTTCTGCACCAGCCTTTACAACGATTCCAATATTAGAATAAGAAACATTATTGAAAGCAATCTCCATGTTTACACCACAATTTAATAGCATAGCGTGGCAACTTGATACTGTTCCGCTTCTATTTAATAAAGAGCCAACTATTTTATTGTATTTAATTATAGCACCATTAAAATTATTAGGGTGTAAGTTTTCATATCCTAATGAATAAGTTGCTTCGCTTGTACATTCTGTAAAAGAAACATTGCGAGTTATTTGCGCTGCTCCTGTTGTGAATCCACTTGCACTCACTAAGTTAATATGTCTAAATTGAGTTGTCGTAACATCAACAAATAAGTTATTATTTACAACTGGTGCAACTTGACTTTGTAGCTGAATAAATGCGTTTGAAGTAGTTAATAAACTTGTACTAACTGAGTTAAATTTATTGTCTTTAATCGTTGTTGTGAATCCAGTGCCAGCAACTAAAACACCTATCTGAGCCGTAGCCACCGAAGTCATTTTAAACGCACAATTTCTAACTGTAAATGTTTTATTTGTTGCGTTCGTTGCTTGGTAAACTCCTACTTTAGAATAGTCAAAATAGCATCTATCAATTGTTAAACTACATCCATCCGCTTGTACTAATCTACTTGTAACCGTACCACCGTTAAACATAACCCCTTTAATAGAGTTACTTGCGCTTGCAGTTTGGAAATAAACGTCTTGGAATCCTCCCGTTGCTTTAATCTTAACAAATCCTACTCCTATAATAGTTGCCGACTTACTAATAGTTAAAATTGTTGTTTCGTTATAAGCACCTGAGTAAACAAGTATTGTATCGCCAGCAGTCATAGCTGTATGAGCTGCTTGAATAGTTGCATAGGTTTTACCGACTCCAACCTCTCTTACATTTGATACTGGTTTTGCAGTTACTCCAAAATAAGTATTGGCAGCCGTTAAATTAGCACCAGTTAATGCAGCAGAATAAGTACAAATATTAATTACCTTTCCACTTGTTGTTTCAAATCCATTAGAATCTAAAACTTGTGCTTCGTGCTTACAAAAAGTTTGGTTATTATAGTCCACGTTTTCATATAAACAGTGTACTGGAATTTGATTAGGCGTACCACCACTATCGAACCAAAAGTTGTTATTATCAGGTATTAGCCCAAAGTTAGCAACCTTTTGAGCGACTAAAGCAGTAGACTTATACGGAAATCCTACTAATGTAGAGTCTAAATCATTGTTTATAATATCTAAATTATAACCATTACCCGACTTATCTACAAACTCATTACCGCTTATAGTTCCATCAATATACTGTACTAAAGTACCAAAACTTGCAGGGCTTTGCCCACTGCTTTTAGATACCTTAAAAGGACTTATAATTGTTCCAAACATAATTAAGAATAAGCTATTACACTACCACTTGTTAAGGTTAAATTGGTAATAAAATTACCAGCAGGCACAACGATTAAAGCACCTTGTTTAATTGTTTTACTTGCTAAACCAAGTGAGGTTAAAAAGTTTGTTGAAGTTACGCCCGAAGTTCCACCAGTTAAAGTAGCCACTACTGTATCTTCTTGAGCAATAAAAGCGTAGTAAGTTTTACCAGTTCGTGCGCTTGTATCTGCTATTAGTTCGCATCCATTCCATGATGCTAATCTGTCCATACTCATATTTTATATTTTTTAAATTTGTTTAACTATTATAAGGCATTGCACATCTATCAAAACTAAATGGTATGTTTAATGCTACGTCCATTACCCACCCACTTACACTATCTGTAAATCTCTCAGTAAATGGTTCTATTACTACATTATCTGCTGTAAAACTCCATACATAGCTTGGGTGTTGTAATTGTGCCACAACATCTTTTACTATTTCTAATTGGTCGCTTAAAACATCATTCTCGTTTATCTCGCCATTGCCTACCAAGTCCATAAAAATAAACTTGAAGTTTAATGTTTCTACTTTATTGGCTATAACACTATTTTCAGGCTGTACCCACATTAACGGATAGTCAATAGTTCCGCTTGTGTTTATCTCCCAAATATCCCCAAATCCAAACGTATTAATCTGTTTATGATTTGTTGCTATTGCTTCTAACTGCTCCCTTACTTGGTTGAATGTTGTTGCCATTATCTTGTTTTAAAAAGTACTCTTTTACTTTTTCAATTGTCTTTTTACTTATTGCTCCTTTAGGTTTTGCCATTAGCATCTTGGTTCTTTAAAACTATCAATACCTTTATATCCACAATCGTTATTATCATCTAAATACCATCCACCAGTGTAATTGCTTTGCGCTGGTGCTACTGCATCAATTCCAGTTCCAAAGTTATTATACAAAGGATAAGTAGTGTTATTTTGTAATAAATATTTAGTGATACGCTCTGAGTAAAATTCTGCTCTACTTCTGAATAAATCTAATAACATTTTTAACTCTCCACTATCAATACTATCTGCATTTTCGGACGTTCTTTTTACAATACCTTTATTCATAATCTTGTACTGAAAAAGCATACCTCCATCGTGTAAAACCCAATATTTCAAAGCTGGTTTAATGTAATCATTTACCAAAGTTAATTGGCTTGCGTTCCACGTTGTTGGGGCTGTATCTTTTAAACTATTGTAAAGTGCCGTTCCTAAGATATTCAATATCCTAAAATCCTGAGTATCTGCAATGGTTGACTTCAATAGTTTTTCGTCTACATTTTCATCAATGTAAGAACTATCTTTTATGTACTGTGAACCTATAAATAATGTTGCCATTCTATTTCTTTTTAACTACTACTTGAAACCAATCGTGTCTACAATACGGAAGATTTGCACCATCCTTATTCCACCATCCACCTCTACTATCCCATACATTCAAATCTTGACCATTGTTTAAATTATCAATCTCCGCTCTTGTGTAGAGTTTATTTTTCTCTAACAAATTAATGCAAAATTCTCTACTATTCTTTTTGTCAGGGCTTACATCAGGTCGCCAATCGTATTTATATTTAACCTCAATGTTTAATGTTTTAGCCCCATCTTCTTCTACTATATCCGTTGCCTTTTTAGTTGGACTACCAGACTTTATTAATCCGTTATCTACTAAATCCTTTATAATTGTATTAACCTCTTTTACAGTCAACTTAACAATCTTTGCAATACCTTCGCTTGGCATTAAAGGGTCTTTATCTAACAAGTCTATAATTGCACGTTCGTTGCTTGATAACTCACTTGCAAACTGCATTTTATTAAACTCGTTTATGCAATCTTCATCCGACTGTTTACAGAATTGGCGAGCGAATAAAACCTCATACTCATCTGCATTTACTCCGATATTATCAAATAACTTTAAATCAATCTTTTTTTTTTCATCCGAACTCATACGAGTTGGTTGTTGTATTGGGTTTTGGTTAAGCACACTATTCGCCTTCCCTAATCCTACTAAAGCTCTTATTTCATCGCCTGTCATGCTTTCTAAAACCTTATTAGCTACTAAAGGACTAAGCGTATTAATTGCATCAATTACAGCCTTTGTATTATCGCTTTGTGATTTCTTAATAGGTGGCAAAGATAATGCTTCACGAACCTCATCAGGTGTATATGCTTGTAATACTAAAGACTCAGGTAAACTTGATTTGATTGCGTTTACTTTTTTAAAATAGAATTTATTAACGATATTAAACAACTCAGCAAAGTTATTTATAACCTCTTCTAACATAGTTTGTCTTACGTTAATGTAAGTGTTTTGGAATAACTCGAAAGCGTCTACCATCTCAGTACGCCCCCCTAATTGACCCTCTGACTTAACACCAAATAACATTGGACTTGTTACCTTATGACCAGTAAATATATCTTGCTCTACTCGTTTGCTAATCTCAATAAATTGTTTATCTAAATCACTTGGAGTAAAACTTGTAATAGTAGGGGCGTTATCTTGACTTGCATTAAACGTAATTACTAAGCTACCTGCTTTGTCAGTGCCAGTGTGTTTCTGCTTAATCTTTTGCTCTATATTTTCTCTGCCTTCTGGACCTGGGTCGCCATTGTTAAAGTTAATAATAGTACCTACACTAAATCCAGTTTTAACATTGTTTAAGTGATAGTTAGCTATTTCAATATCCGTTTCAATACTTGCTGTTGCTCCGATATACTCAGGAATAGCGTATACGTTTTTCTCTTTACCCTTCTTAGGCGACTTTACTTTAAATACATAAAGTTGAACCGAATCTTTCTTATTAACGTCAAAAGGTTTAAAAACTTTAAAGCCTGTTTTCTCTTCATCTTGTCGGGTGTTCTTACTCCAATCGTTCGAGTAGTAGTACTCCGTTTCATCTCCATTAGTTCTAATTCTCGATACTGGAATATAGTTTAACTCTGCTGGACGTGTGCCTTTTTTATTCCAAATTACCTCAATACATACCGTATTAAATAATTCAAAATCAGTAATCATCTCTCTGCTAAAACTCTTAAACATTTCAGCAAACTTATTTGCAATAGCTTGTTGTTCAACCGTTGCCGTTTTATCATCAATAGTTAAACCGCCTCCATAAATGTAGTTAGTCTTAGCATTTATAATTGCATTATGCTTTGCACTTCTTAAATATAAGTCTATTAAGTAGTCAGGGTATAAGTTATCCTTACCGAATAAAATCCAATCTTTACCTCGCTCTTCTTTGAACTCAGGTACTTTGTGATTTTCAAACTTAATAAATAAAGGTTGTGTGTTACTCATTTACATCAAATGTTATATTGTCCCCATCGTAAAAATCCCAATCTACTGTGCTATTCCCTTTTACTCTTACCTTACCAATTTCCAAAGGCGTTGTACTATCTGCTAAACTTGGATTAAGGTTAGTTGAACTTGTTTGCTCAAAAACTCTATACGTCCACAATCCCATTGGTTCAAGTGTTATTGTTCCGCTTGTTAATATATTAGTTCCGCTTGTTTCTGTTACCGTAAACTCGTTATATCTCTCTTGGTAAGCACTTGTATCACTTGCAATAAAACAAACGCTCTCGTTGCTTATATCGCTTTTAAATTCAAATAAATAATTAGGACTTGATAGCGTAATATTCTCAGTCAATGTAAGCTGAAAAGTATTATTGCTATTTTTGTTTATAATTATCATATACTATTATATATAATTATTTGGATTTTGTGCAATAAAAAAGGGAAACATTTTACTGCTTCCCTCTCCCTAAAAACCAAAACTATGAAAATTAAACTAAAAGAGTTGATAGAATTGCTTGTGATAAAGTGTTAACTGGGTTCGGTTCTTTTGCTGTAAAGTTCAAAGCGTAACCATTCATATCCCCAAATGCCTTACCACTTGTAGCATTGTTTTCGCCAATCTTATCCGCTCCGTTTACTTGTCCCATCAAATAAATTAAACCGTTGTTATCTTTTACAATAACCATTAATCTATTCTTTGCTAAAATATTTAAAGCATTACGATTTGCAGCACTCATCTTTTTAATAGTAAAGTTCAAATTACTTTCGTAAAATAAAGTACCATTCTCAACCGAACTATTCTCAGTTTCCGTAAATGATGCGTTTTCTTTTTCTAATTGGAAGGTAAAGAATTTCTTACCTGAGCTACATGACATTGCAGTAATTGTACCACTTGTAGCTGTAATGTTCGCTTGTGGAACATTTGCCCATTCAGTAATATAAACCTCCGCAATACCACCGATAGAATCTCGGCAATCAATCTCTCTCCCATTAATAATAGTACAAGCCATGTTGTATAAAAGTTTTAAAAAGGGGGCTATTCACCCCCTTATGTTAATTAAGAATTTTTGTAAGTGATAACCTCAGTAGTTTTCTTTACTGCTGTTCCAGCTTTCCACTCTGCTGATAACTTGATAACTCTGTCATCTTTAGAATACCACATTTCGTAGTTTTCGTAATCAGATTGTAAGTCAGTTCCAAATACTAAGTTATCCCAATAAGTCAATACCATACGGTCTTTCTTAGTTGCTTGAGTACCTGCAATGTTTGACAAACCATCTACTCCGATTACTTTCAATCCGTATGTAGGGAAGTTTAACTCCCAAGATTGTAAAGATTGGTTTACGTCAATATGGAAGTAGTTTAAGTTACGCAATGCCAATACTAACAATTGGAAAGTATCTTTACCCATTACTAATACTAAGTCTGGACGGCTCATAATAGCTGGTAAGTTAGTACCTAACAATGTGTACATATTATCAATGATACTAATAATGTTACCAGTTGTAACGTCTGCTGTTGCTGTTGCGATTACTGGAGAACCTGCATCAATTTTCTTCAACCAACCATCAAAAATTTTCAAGTTAGGTAAGTTAGTTAAAGCAGTATCACCTTGCCATAATGCTTGCTCCATTTGCGCTTTAATCAATAAGTTTACTTGGTCAGTAATGTATTTACCAACTGGTAATTCTTCTTGGTGTGCGCCTGGTCGTAAAAACTTTTGAGTATATTTACTCTCAAGTGTTTTAGGGCAAAATTGATTTTGTACTTTTACATCTGTTACAGAAATTGTAGACTGAGTAAATGTAACATCTCCTGAACTGTTAAACTCACAATTAGTTCCAGTTTGGAACGGTGCTGTAACAGCTAAAAAGTTAAATGCTTGTTTGTACTTAATCCCTTGAATAATATCAATAGGGTAAGATAATGTTGGTGCGCCAATTACCGCTTCAAGGATAAGGTCGCCTTTGTTTTCTTCAACGTAGTCCGTTAAAGAACTGTTTGTAAATCCTGCCATTTTTTAAATGTGTTTTTAATTAATAATTATTTTAATGCGTTTTTAAATTGCTCTTGTGCTTCTTTTAAAGACATTTTCTTTTTGAACTTGTTTACTTCTTTGTCTGTTGCTTCTGCTGCTGGCTGGTCGCCAATTTCAGATACTAACTTAATAACCTCAGTTTTGAACTCTGCTGCTTTTGCAAACTCAGCTTTTAACTCTGTGTTTTCTTTTTCAAGTGCTGCAAACTTTTCGTTAAATGCTGTAAACATTGAACTGAAATCAACTGAAATAGGCTCTACACCTTCAATCTCTAAAGAGAAAACGTGTTCTTCAACTTGTGATTTGATTACTCTTTTTGGTGCTGCTGCTGACTCAACTGGTGCTGCTGCTGGCGTTTCTACTGGTGCTGCTCCTTCTTCGGTTTCCACTTCGGCTTCTTTAACCTCTGCAATTAAACCACCAATAACTACAATTGTAGTTCCATCTTCGGTTACGTGTTCTCCGTCTGGTGCTGGTATTCTGCCATCAGGTGTAACAACAAATAATGGCATACCTTGTGCTGGCATATCTCCATCATAAGAAACGATAGTAGTACCATCGTTAAGTTTAACATCTTTAAACTTTTGCTCTGTACCGCTAAATTTTTCTACGATACCTTTCAATTTATCAAGTGCTTCGTTAATGTTCATTTTTATAAGTTATTTATAATTATATATACTTTTATTAGTAGTGTGCAACTTATTCAGTTATAGAGGCTATAATATCAACTATCTGCTTCATTATATCTTTTTCCTTTGCATCTCCTTCGGGTACTAAATCGAAAACACCCTCTACGCTAAACCCTTTAAATTCGCCAGTCTTAATAAAGTTATTCCATACATCTTCGTTATCTACTTTGTAGCTTCCAAACCAACTACCCTCAGGTGCGTCTTCAAATCCTACTGGTGGTCTTACGCCTCTTTGAGAATCTACAATAAACGATTCGTACATATAAACTCCATCTACGGTTTGTTTAGCATCGTGCATCTTGTTTACGTTATCGGTAAAACCGTTTTTCATAAACCTTTGTACTATCTTTTCTATCTGGAATTTATCAAACACAACGTAAAACTCGCCCATCTTTTCGCTTCTACGGTATATTGGTAAGTCGGCTAACATCAAAGCACCAGTAATAATTTTACGCTCCTTATCCATTGCGAACTTCATTTGTCCGTTAAACGCAAGCCAATTAGTTTGTATTGCTGGTTCGTCAACAAGAGCAACATAGTTAACTCCCATTTTATCATCTTCATCTTTTATAGTTAGCCTATAAATTGGTAATACCTTTTCCATACTATTATATATTTATTTAGTGATAGTGTGCTATTTAATTTGTGATTTCTCTTCTATACTGTTTACTCTTTTTTGAGTACTGCTTATATCAGTTTCCGTTACATAAGCCTTAACCATTGGCTGTGAACTTGTGCCTTGTTTCTTAATCGTACCGTCTGAATTTAACAAAGTGCTACCAGTACTCGGAGGGGCTACATTTGCTCCACCTCCTGCTGCTCCCAAGTTTCCTGAGATACCACCGCCAGCTCCACCATCTCCACCACCATCGTTGAATTGAGTTTTAGCAATACGAATAGTATTAGCTGTTGCCATAATACCGCTTGCTGCTGCTAAAATGATATTCAAAGGATAAGGATTGTTTAAAGCCTTTTGAACCGCTTGCACCCCATCAATAACAGAATTAGCAATACCGAAAGCCTTATTAACTTGAAATTGTTTTTTTCTAATCTTGCGTTCTGCTGCTGCGTTACCATGAGCCTGTTTTAGTTGGTGTTCAAATACCAAATCCGAAATAGCCTGAGTAGCCATTAAGAACTGCTTAGACTCTTCAAAAGCGTTTTCTTTTAGAGTTTTAATAGCTTGCTGATGTTGAAACTCCTTCATATACTTATCAGCATATGAATTGTCTATCATATCATCCTCAGTTGATTGATAATTCTGCAAGTCAATTAAATCTTGCGCCTCTTGTTCTTTCTCCCTTTCTTTTTTTGCAAAGTAATCAGCCTCATCCGCATCTTGTTTAGATTGTGATAGTTGAGTTCTTATATCATCTAAATGCTTTTGGTGTGCTTTTTCCTCTTCTAACTTCTTAGTGTTAAACTCTTTTATCTTAGCCATTTCAGCAGCTTGCCTTCTATCTTGTGCTGCATCTGCTAAGTTTAAAATATCTTGATAATACGTTCTATTTTGTGCTAATAACTCATCTAACTTCTTTTGCTCATCCTCTGAAATCTTTTCACCTTTAGCTTTTAAAGTTCTAATAATAGCATCGTTTGCCTGAGTGATAGCACTTAACTTTTGTATCTCTATTCCCTCAGTTTCTTTACCAGCCCTTTTAGCTGCTTGTATCTCATCGTTGTATCTACTCTCTACACTCTTCTTTATATCTTCGTTATTCTTAATAATAGAATCCCGTTGCTCATCCATTGCAAAAGTAGAAAGCCCTATCCAATCGGTAAACTCTTTAATCTTATCCGTTACCCATCCAATTGCATCTCCAATTGCATCGAACGCATCGCCTACTATTCCTATCTTATCTTTTAAAGCAAACAAAGCAGTACCTATCCCTACAATAATAGTTGCTATCAATAATATCGGATTAGCCTTAATTACATTTCCTAAAACTACAAACTGGTCTTTTAATCCTGCAATACCCTTTATGCCATCTGCAAAAGCACTTGCTGCTTGAACCTTTAATAAAGTTTTTTGTAGTTCTTCGCCTTCTGCTCCAAATAATGCTGCTGCTCCTTGTGCTGCTTGGAATCCGCTTGCTAAACCTCCAATAACATTACCAAACGCTGCTACTTTACCCTCAGGGTTAAACGCTGCTATCTCAGCATTAAGGTCGCCAATAGAATCCTTAATACCTCCAAGTTTTTCTAACTGCTTAATATACTCTTGAGTACCAACGGTTAAACCATTTAACTCTTGTTGAGCCTCTTTGTAATCTTGCTTTAGCGTTTTAATAGACTTAGCACCATTGCCAATATCTACACTCGCTTCAAATGCTAATTCCTTTTTTGCCATATTACTTCTGTTCCCTCCAATTTAATGCACCGTAAAAGGTTTCTGTTGTTCCTGTTGCTCTTTGTACAGCCAATACTACTACATCACTTACACCAGCAATAGTACTACCCATTCCAAAGTCAGTAGCATTTACTATATTAATACCATCTCCATTTGTTTGTGATGCTGTACCACTTAATAAAACTGTTCCACCGCTTACAGTAGTTGCATTGGTTGTGTTTATTTGAGCATCTATTGAACTATTTGTTATCTGAGTAAAAGACAAAGCCGTACCAGTTACAGTAGGATTTAAAAGCAAATACCAATTATAAGTAGCTGTTGACGTACAATTAATACCAAAATTTAGAATCTTAATTGTAGATGCTAAATAGTTGCTATTTAATCGCATTGCAAACAAAGGATAAATGCTTGTATTGTTTAATGTAACTAATGGAGCAACCCCTCTACTTATCCCAAATCCATATCCAGTTTCTTTTACTCCACCCTCGCTTATTACTGTTGAGCAAATATGTGTTAAGCTCGCAACGCCACCAGTACCATCGTTTTCTATTTCATATCTTAAAGGTAAGTTTGGACTACTCATATAAACTAAAGTAGTATTATTTGCGTTTAATACTTCGTGGCAATAATATGGCTTACCATCTACAAAGAATCCAAAACGAACCCTACCAACACCTAGCCATTCAAAGTCAGCAAACATAATTTGACACTTACTAAAGTCTAAGTTAATACTACTTTTACCAGTACCATCCATCTTGTCTAAGTTCCAGCTAGATTGTGCCACCCTTGTATCAACAGCAGAACCACTTGTATAAGTTCTTACAGTTACACCCATACCAGTACTTAGCTGGTCAAAAAATAAACCATTCTTATTATCAAATAAGCCTATTTTTCTTTTTATTCCAGTTGCAGCAGTTCCAAAAATACCAGTCTGAATAAATAATTGTGATTTACCAGCTTGATAATTAAAGCGTCTAAATGTTTGTCGCACACGTTTACCAGCAGTTAAATTTGCAACTGATAAAGTAGTACTCGCTTGATTAGCATTGTATGTACTTGCTCCACCAGCACCACTTACCAACTGGTCATCCCAAAATAAAGCCTGCTTATCTGATAGTTGTTTACTATCAAATATCGTTTCGGGATTAGACGTTCTTAATCTTGCAAAAGCGTCAAGGTTTGCGCTGTCTAAATATTGTACGTTTATATCTTTAAAGTATGTCATTGTTATAATATGTGCCAGTTAGTACCATCGTATTGTATTGTAATATTATCAAACTGACTTGTTAAGGTTTGTGTTAATTGTCCATCTATTGTAGCACTTCCATCGGGGTCTATCGTTACCGTATTCCCGCTGCTATCTATCTTTTTAATGTTTAGAATCTTAGTAAAAAAGAATGTAACTTGTGTACCGTTTAAATCATAATGCACCCAAGCTGTTGCATATTGTTCAAACGCTGCATTAAATACTAAGTTAATAGTTACATTGTTTGCACTTGCATCAACCAATAAGGTGCTATCAGTTACTAATATGTTATAACTTGACTGTGTAATAGTCTTTATAGGAGCGTATAAAGGCGTTATACTTGGTAACGGTACATTGTTAATCAAAACAATATCCCCACTACTTATCTCTACGTTATTAGTATTTATTAAAGTAACATTCTCTAAGCCACTACTTATAATATCTCCACTGCTTCCAAGTAATGTTATATTAGTACTGTAATCGTGTATGTAATTATCGTTACCGTTAACCAACACGTTACGACCACCATTCCCATAAGTATTATCATTACCTATTGGAGTGCTTGAACTATTACTACCATCTGCTCTTACTACATCGAATCCAAACGACGGGTTAAACTGGATATCTCCACTACTTACACCGTAACCGTTTATGTTATGCGCTGTTTGTGCTACATATCTACTCGCCTGCTTTAACTTAATAAACTCACATTTAGTTAATTCGTTTACAATTGGGTTGTAGTCGTATATCTTATTAAGTCTGAATCTTTGGTTATCAAAATAAAATTCATTCCTAAAATCAAGCGTAAGTATGTCTAATGGCGTTAAGTGAAAGTGAGCAGTTACTATCTTGCTATCCTTATCCGTTATCTCATTTATAAACTTTGAGTAATAAGTGTTGAATAAATTATTAGCTGTGTATGTACTCGCTCTATAATAAATCTCTCTCGGCACTCCGAAGTTTAAATCTAATGTAGGCGAAGTTGGACTATCTACGTGTCCAGCAAAAGGATAAGTACTATTAACTACATCCGTTCCACCTCTCTCGGTATGAATCCAATCTACATTAGTACTCTTTAACCCTCCGTAATAAAGTAAGCGTATATTAAATGCTTTAGGCTTTATCGTTCCGTTGCTTTGTACGTCCCAAATTCTACTTACTACTCTATTGCTACTTACATCATCACATAACGGAGTAGGGCTGAATATTAACTCTGTTTTATTCTCGCTTGTTAAGAACTCGTTGCCGTTATCATAAACCAGCTCCCCATAAACTTCTTTCCAATTATCTTCGTACTGCTTATTGTATTTATCGGTATCTTTTTTATATGAGTATCTAAACTTTCTAAAATCTAAATCCCCTAATGGCGTGTACTCAATATTCTGTGATATATCAAGTTTATGGCTCCAATCTTGAATCGTTCCGCTACTATAAAAATCGTCCCTTGTTTCGATTAATAACTTCTTATCGTTGTTATTATCTACATCAATGTAAAGATTGAAAGCTTTAATTACCGAACTTAATAAGTCCTTTTGTTTTATGTTCTGTGGTATAGCTTGGTTATAATCTAAATCATTGCCACTTACTAACCCGCTATTTACTACGCTATTCTCAAATACTACATCAACAAGTCTAATATTGTGAGGTACTGCATTTGCTGTTCCATCAGGAGTAGAATAAACTTCACAAGTGATAGTATCTCCAGCATCTAAGTAAATATTGCCAGCACCTAAATACATATTCTCTGTGCTACTTACATCTCCTGCAACCGTTGGATAAAATCCTAATACACTATTATTACCAGCTATTACAGTCGTGCCATTCTTTCGAAATTGTATAACAGTCTTAGTTGGACTTGCAGGATAAGTTGTTGCGCCAGTACCATATAAATAATAATTAGTTGAACAATATAAGTTGTAATAGCCTGCATTAGCACAAGTAAAAGTAGACGTACCTATGTTAAATTGATTGCTAGGGTCGTTCGTTTCTGCATTAATAGTTATCGTTGTTGCTGGACTATTACCCGCGTAAGAATAAAGCAATAAAGCATAAGCATTAAATATCCTTGCGTCAATCTGTGCCGAACTTAAACCTATCTTTGTTCCTGTTGCTGGAATGATTAACTTCTTAAAGAAAGCACTATCAAAGAATGTACTTTGGTAAGTGTACCCAACGCCTGCAAATATCTTATCAATATAAGTTCTTAAATAAGTAGCTGGGAATAAATGCTCTACATCGTAGCTATTAATATCTGAATCAAAACCGTAATCAATTAAAGGATATACATAACCATTTGTATAAGTTGTACCCCAGCTTGTAGATTGTTCATCCCTTGTATATTGGTGGTTTAACTCTGAATAGTCTAAGTCAGTCAATAAGTCATCACCAATATCAATAAAGATATTAGAGTTCTTACCAAACAACGCAACCTCATACTCTATCTTAAAGTTGTCTAACTTCTTTATCTTTAGTAACTGTAAGAATCCTGTAAGCTGTGGTACATCGTTTATGTATAACCTTGCTGGTGTTTTTAACTTAGGGTTGAAAGTACAATCTCCTACGTTAATATCAAAGATATGCCCTAACAGTTTATTGTTCTGTTTAGTGCCAGGTATTGTAATCGTTTTACTAAAAGAACCTTGTCGGGTTTCGGGTGTTCTAATATCTGCAATAGAGAATGTAAGAGGCGTACTTATGTCCTCAAATAACTCTATATCTCCACTACTCCCTAATTCTATTCGTGTCCTCATTAAAACCTTTGTCTATATCTATTGTATGAATAAGTAAACTCTACTGTGAAGTTGATTAACTTAGCTATTGCGGTTTGTTTAGTTTCAAATGTGCTTGCTGTTAAGTTTACTGGTGTGTAAGTATTAGAACTTAATTGCATATAAACATCAGGGCTTGTAAACAACTCTTCTAACCATGCTCCTTCATCCTCAGTTACCCAATCACTTACAACCGTTACCGTATCTTTTATATTAGTATCGTATTGCGTATCTGCTCTATCTGCTAATCCAAAAGCAAAGGCACTACCATTCCAACTACCTTGTTGTTTTTTAAAGTTGCTTCTTTTTATATCTGCATTAATCTTTGTCTTATTCTTAAATGTAAATCCATCATAACCGCCCAACTTATTCAAAAAGAATAGCCTAACCGTTTCTGTCTTAGTGCAAATATCTTGAACATAATATGTTTTTGTTTCACTTGTTACAGTTCCATCCCATTTACTTGTTTGTACATTGTACCTTGCTACGTTACTTCCTATTACTGGAAAGTTACCAAACTCACTATAATAAAAGTCGCCAGCACTTAAAGCGTTTAGATTAGCAACACCTACCCCTACCTTAAAGAACTTATCGTTATTTGATGATACCGATTGATAAGGATTAGCTAACTTATAACTATCTATTTGCGCTCCCGAACTATCAAACGTGGTAATGTTTAAGAAATAAATATCTCCACTCGTTGTAGTTATACCGTATAGATAATTCTTATCAGTTGATTGAAACTTTAATCCATCTGGTGCATTAGTTAAAAACTCTTTATCCGAACCATTTAGGATATGTAATGTTTCATCATAGCTTACATAATCGTTATAATCGTACACGCTATTCCAAGTAAACATAGTGCTACTTAATGCTTGGTTTGGATAAATAATAGTACCGCTTGAACTCGCCCCGAACTCTTCGCCAAACCTTAACTGAAATGTACAATAGCTATTTGCGTTCTGTTTAAATGGCGTATTTGACAAATCAAAGTCTTTGCTAACATAATTCTCTACTATTCTCTTAGGCTCAAATAAACCGTAGTTATTAGTAGGGTGTGGAAACGTCTTCTCTCTTGTAATATAATTACCATTAACGTAAACATCACAAACGTATTGAAAGTTTGCCTCCGTTACCTTATTCGAACTTACTACATAAAAGTCAGGGTTATACGCTGGTCTATATCCTACTGGCTCTTGCTCTATTGTTACTGCCATTTATTTAACTGTTAATTGTACTTCTATTTCTCTACCAACTGCCTCTAATAAATCTCTCTCTAAGTCTTTTTCTATTCCTTGTATTCCTTCATCCACAAATCCAGTTCCCTTAAATCCTTTTTTCGATATACTTCTACCAAGTAAGAAGGCTAAAGAGTTTCTCGACACTTGAGCATCTAAAGGCTTTTTTCGTTTAACTTTTAATCCTTTCTTATTGGTATAGTTGTTTTGTATATCTTTCCACATTGGAGCAAATCTACTCCCTCTGTTAGCTATGTGTTTTAACATAGCATCTTTATTTATGTTCTTTTTCTTAAAGCTATATTCGCTACCATGCTTTACTTTTGTTCCGTTTACCCCCTCATCCACAAACTTCCAATAGTCAGCCATGTAAACTTGTATGTTAATACTTTGCCCGAATACCTTAACCCTTGCCTCAATACTTTTAGCTAATCCACCGCTTACATATCTTTCATTCTTAACTAAACTATCTCTCAAAGAATCACTTATCCTTTGGGCGTAAACTTCTAATATCTGATAAGGTGTTTTACCTACTGCCACGTCTTTGCTGTTCTAACTGCTCCTCAATATATCCTTGCTTATCTTTATAATAAGCTAATGTGTTTAAGAACTCAATAACATTCATATTTAAAAAGTACTCCCATTTAGTCCTATCGTTTCCGCTTATGTTATCTAAAGTGTAATACCATCCCCAATACTCTACGAAAGTCGGCTTAGTTCCTTTTGTACCCTCTTGCTCTGTTTCATTATCTCCTTGTCCAAATAGTCTTTTGTACCTTTCAATAATCTCTGATAACTGCTTAAAAAAAAACCAGCATAACTAAATGCTAAATCCATTGTGCAATGTTCCTTTAAAAACTCTGCTATCTCCTTTTGACTGTTTACCGTTCGTTTCTTTCTGAATCCAAATACATTAACCTCGTAAAAGAATACTGCCAATACTTCGTGATACTTTAACTTTAATTGTTCTTTATCCTTACATAAGGTTGCTAAGTCAATAAAGGTACTCGCTATGCTATCTCTCAAGATTAAGTCTACATGAAATCTACGTCCATTAATCTTTACACTTGCCTTAACTGGATTCTCACTAATAGTATTAATAAACTTTAACTTACCTATTGCATCTCTTAACTCAATAGTAGACGCTTGCTCAGTCCAATAACTGATAGGAATAAACGTCAAAGCAGATAGGTACGCTGTTATACGTTCCAATCCATCCGTAAAATCCATTCCAACAGCCTCTTGTAAGTTGTAAAATTGTTTTAGGGTTACTTCATTCCACCCTTTAGGTACTTTAACTTTCATACTATTATATATAAAAGTTAAGCGTTTGTGCAAAAGAATTATGCTATGTGGTAAACGCCATTGTTATTATGCCCTAACTTATTTAATGCTACATATCTTAGTGCATCAATAGCGTGGTTGTTATAATCTACTGGCTTATTTATACTATTTCCAGTCTTATCAAGCATCCATTTATAAGTTCTTAACTCTTTTATCAAGTTAGAACTATCTTGCGTTATATTGAGTTTATATCGTTTTAATATATCAATTGAGTTCTTTATGCTATCCGCACCTTTTTCTGCTCCATTAACTCTGAATTGCTGATTAGTTAACTCCTGAATACTTTTAGGCTCTGCACTATCTGCTATTATTTCTTCATGTGATTGAATGCCTAAATCTCTATACTTAATCGCTAAGTCTTGGTTGGTTAGTCCTCGTTGGTATATCAATTCCTTAACCCACAACTCACCATCTTGTTTCCATACTCCCACCATTGCGGAGGGGTCATTTGTAAACCCGAAATCCTGACCGTATGCAATTAGTGTTGCAGTTTCAGGTATCTTATCAACTACTTTATAGTCCTCGAATATTAAACCAAATAACTTACCATACTGCCCTAATCCGTATATCTTCCAAAACTCAGGATCTGTTTTCTCTAAATACTCAATCTCACTCACTAAACTCTTAGGTAAGAAGGTATTATCTTTATATGTGGAAACAATAACATCCACGTCCCCTTTCTCGAATAACCTCTTTTGTTCTAACTCAGTGTTAATCCAAATGTTTTCGTCATCAGGATTAAAATCTATAATAACCTTATCCTCAGTTCTCATAAGCAACTGAAAGAACTCTTTTTTAAAGTCTAACTCGTTGCCCTCATTACAATAAAGGATATTTCTTTTAGCACCTCTTAACTTTTGTTCGTCATCTGCTCCAATAAACTCTACTAACCTATCTCCATACTTATAAGTCTTTTTAGTCTTATTGTGTTGGATAAGGTCGAATATCTTATGCTTGTTTAGTTCTTCTTCGAAATCTCGAATAACTGTTGCGTCTAATGTAGTTGAGTACTTTCTAACTGTACTCCAAACGCCTTTAGGAATGTATGTATCTCGTGTAAGCTGACCGCTAATAAGCCATAATACACATTGCTGAACTACGGAAACGGTTTTACTTGAACGTGTACCACCTCTATTAATTACTATCTTCTTTTCAGATGAATAGTTTTGTGTAAAGACTGGGGTTGTTTCTAACTTCATTCATCTCGTTTCTTTTCAACTATCTCTACCTTAGTTATTGTTTGGTTACTATTCTCTGTAATCTCATCTTTCCAATCCTCTTTACCAATGTTTCTTAATGCAAATGATGCACCAGCCCATGCGAATCCGTAAAGCTGTTTCTCGTAACAAGACTTGATAAAAGACTTTGCCTTATTGACCACGTCTATAAAGTCCTCCTTTTTAGCGTAATCATGTAAGCTTTGTCGAGTTGCAAATCCTAAATGTAAACTCAATCCCTCAATCGTTGGTTGGTACTTTCCACTGCTATTTTTAGACTGCTCAAAGTAATCAGTTATTCTATCTTCCATCTCCTTTGCATCTTTATACATTGGAGGTCTACCAAATAACTCTTTAAAATCTATATCTCCTTTAGCCATTATCTGTAAAGTTTAGCAATACTATCAGCTTGTGCTTGTTTAAAGTTACTGTAATCTAACATTAGGCTATCCGATCTTCTGTTTAGACTATCCATATACTTATCTTGTTTAGGGTATTCTTTTAACTCTGTAAAAGGTTTATCTTCGTTACAAGCTAAAGTGAAAGTAATTACTGTTAATGCTATTAGTTTTTTCATTTGTTCTTTTATTGCTGCTTTACCTCTTTTAAGTAGGTTTGGTTTACATTCGTTACATATATTCGCTTTACATAGTTCGCAATACTCTACTTCTTTTAGTGTTGTATCGTTATCTATTAACTCACATACTCGACATATTCCGTTCATATTCTAACATTCTATTGTAAGTTGTGATTAAAAAGGCACTCATGCAAGATGGACATCCAGTGTCAGTGTCAGGAGAAATCTTCTTTACAAGTTCTGCGCACCCTCCTACATATTCGCCTATTCGATTAAATAGTTCTAATACTTCCCTATGCTTAACCGCCTCTTCGTATTGCTCTTTAGTCATTATTATATATAAATTTTAGTGTTTTGTGCATACTATTTGATAAAATATTTAGAGGTACTACCATCAATAGCAATGTACTTTGGTTTATACTTTATTGATTTAAAGAACTCATCACAAGCTAACTTACAACCATAAAGACCGTAATCATCTATAATAACTACACCACCTTTAGCTACTGAACTAAACAAATG